CGTGGCCGACTAACCTTGAACTGTGGGACGAGTACATCGCTATCCGCCAAGCATCGCAGCAAAAAGGCGATCGGCACGGAGCGGAGGCGGTAGACTTTTACATTGCGAACCGCGAAGCGATGGACGCTGGCGTTAAGATGATCGCGGACCACTTTACCGAGATTGAAGACAAGAGCGGGCGGCCGATGGTGCTTTCCGCTATCCAGCAAGCCTACAACAAAATCGCGGACACGAATCTATCGGCGTTCAAAACCGAATACCAGAACGATCCGGACCCGGAAGAGCAACCGGAAACGACGGGGCTAACCGCTGGCAGGGTGGCAAGTCGAGTCAGCGGAATGAACCAAGGCGACTATCACACCGATACCGAGTTTGTCACGGTCGGGCTTGACGTCGGAAAGTACTATTCCCATTGGGTAAAAATCGGTTGGCACGGCAACGCGATTGGACACATTGTTGATTATGGGGTCATGGAAACTCCGGGAATGATGGCGGCGACGAATGATAAAGCGGTGATGACGGCGTTGATACCGGCACTTGCCCAATGGCGTACCGACATTACGGCAGACGGCAAACTAGACTTTTGCCTGATCGACTCAGGCGATTACACCGAAGCCGTCTATGAGTTTGTTCGGCAGGTGGGCGGTACTCCATTCGCGGCCTCTAAGGGCTGGGACCAAGGCCGGTTTCGATTGCCGAACGAGGGACCGGGCAAGCGGCCGTTTATCGAAGCCTACGCAGCACACCAGCCAGCCGAAAGGTTGTGGCTCTACAACGTCAACACAGAACATTGGAAGCAATGGACGCAGGAGCGTTTTGTCACCGCGACTTTCGACGATCAAAACCAATTTAACGACGGCACTTTATCGCTCTATGCTTCGACAGATCGCAAGCGGCACTTGTCATTCTCTCACCACATCGTGGCGGAAGAACGGCGGGAGACATTCGTGCCCGGTCGTGGTATGATTCGGAAATGGGTAGTGTTGTCGAAAAACAATCACTACCTAGATGCGGCGGCGCTAGCGTGTGCGGCGGCGGGCGTTTTAGGCGTCCGCATTCTGCCGAAGACGCAGGCGACGCCCGTATCGCAACAGTTGAGGCAACAGCAACCAGTACGGCGTCTGCTCAACAGCAGGGGCCAACCTTTTCTTGTGACGGAGCGTAGATAGATGGCGAAACGAGTGAATCCTTTAAGTGTTGACAAACCGGTCGTTGCCGACTGGTCGCAAGGACCAGAAAACCCGGTTGACCTCCTAAGGGTGGCAATTGACCATGTAGGAAATCGAATCGGCTACGCATTGCCAGACGTTGACGGCGAAGAGCCGCAAGCCCCGCAGGTGGTCGAGTCGACGGCGATCGTAGAAGTGCCGCTAGGCGTTGTTTCGGGGTTGGGCTACGTGTCAAGACGTGCCGACGTAAAGCTAAGCCGCGATCAGTGCTTGACACTTCGGGCGCTGCTCAGAGGCTTGCAGGATCGCGGCGAACAATTGCAAAACGGGCGACCGGTGACAAATTGCACCTCGGCGGTGCAGTGGATGCTTGAGAAGATTGCATCCAGTGCCGATAAACCGTTTGTCGGATCTATCTAGCAATTCGCGTCTCGTGCCCTAGCATCAGGGCATGGTGATTGCGGACATCGAATCCGATCTAATTGAGTACGCCGATTTCGAAGAGGTCGGCAGCGTCGCGCGGGCCAAGCTATTCATCACGGCGGCTAAGCGTTGGCTTATTCTTCGCCCGGAATCGGCAAGCAATCAATCTTCGTCTTTGTCAATCGGCAAAGACTCTGTTCAGGAGCTTATGCGACGTGCTCAGGATTACGTCGCGGCTAACGGCACGACTTCTGGCGGTGGCCGAAATAGCGTGCGGTTCCTCAGTGCGACGAGGTTCCGCTAATGGGCAAGTACAAAGACGCTAGGGGCATTGCGGCGACGTTCGATAAGATCCGGGCCGACTATGACATGAGCCGGGAGAACCGGTTCATCCGTCGCCGCACTGGCGTTAATCCGCAAGGCACCGGGCCGAATTATCACTACCGCACCGAGGACAAGTACTACGCGGACATCGAGCAAGCCCGCGACATGGACCGCAACGACGGGCTAGTCGGCACGCTAGTTGATCGCCGTGTCGACAACATCGTCCAAAGCGGCTTCGTTCAGCATCCGGCGACGGGCGATAAAGGGCTAGACCTCGAACTCTACAACCGCTGGGAGTCTTTTTCAAACGACCCGGACCAATGCGACGTAGCCGGAGAATTGACCTGGAAGGAAATGGAACGGCAGGCGTGCCGGTCGGAATCGATCGACGGCGACATCGTTGTTCTCGGGACCGAGGACGGGTCTTTTCAACTTGTCGAAGCCCATTCGATTAAGACCAAGAGCAGAATTGAAAACACCTTCCTCGGAATCACGACAGATCGATACGGCAAGCGGATTCAATACCATATTCTCGAAGAGCTTAATGAGTTTGGCCTAAAGGGGGAATCGCGTCCGGTTGACGTTCGCGATAGCGAAGGCTTGCGGCAAGTCTTCCATGTCTACAACCCAAAGCGGGTTAGGCAGAATCGAGGCGTCACGCAGCTCGCCCCAGTGTTTGCATACTCGGGGATGCTCGAAGACATCAACTTCGCGAAGCTTGTTCAACAACAGGTGGTTTCGTGCTTCGCGATCTTCCGCAAGATCGCTGCGGGCTCGCCTTCGATTCCTTCCGTCGATGGCATGTTCGGCGATGCTTCAACGCAACCGACCGGAAGCGGTGTTAGGCAACTCGAAGGCATTCAGCCCGGCATGATGATTGACGGCGTGCCCGGCGAAGAGTTGCAAGGATTTAGCCCAAGCGTGCCGAACGCGGAGTATTTCGACCAAGTCAAACTTATCCTTCAGATCATCGGCGTTAACTTCGGTCTGCCGCTGTGCTTGGTTTTGATGGATGGCAGCGAAACGAACTTTAGCGGTTGGCGTGGTGCCGTTGATGAGGCCCGCAAAGGCTTTATCGCCGACCAGTTGAACTTAGTTCGGCGGCTTCACTCGCCCGCTTGGCGGTGGTGGGTATCGCGGTTGATTGAAAACGAACCCGCGATGCGGCGAGCGTCAAGGCGGTCAGGTGTCGATATCTTCGGTCACGTTTGGAACTTGCCGACGTGGTCTTATATCGAGCCAGTAGCCGATGCAGAGGGCGACGCAACGCAACTTCGTAACGCTCTAACGAGCCCACGAAGGATGCACGCGGCTCGTGGCAAGGACTGGGAGACGATCGCCGAAGAGATCATCGACGATAACGTCTATGCGATCGAGCGAGCTAACAAAGCGGCGGCAAAGATCAACGCGACAAACCCGCTGGCACCGGTGACGTGGAGAGACCTTATCCCGCTTGCGATGCCAGCAGGTACCACGATGGCGATGCAGGACCCGAACGCCGTTGCGGTGCAGGAGTCAGCGGCCGGAAGCGAAACCGAAGCGGCTACGCCGACTGGCGAGTTTGCTGGCATCACTCGCCAGCAATGGAACCGCAACCGTAAGGCAATTAAGGACGTGCTAGACGAAATGATCGCCCGCACGACAAGCGAAGCGGCTGCCCGTGTTTTTCTTGGCGGAATCGGACTTTCGCAGGCATCGGTAGACGCACTGATCGCGGATGCAAAGGACGGAACGGTCGAAACGCCGGAGGTGATCGAAGGTGTCTAAGGTTATCAAGATTGATGGGCTGATCGGGACTAAGCCAAACGAGATTTCGGCGTCCTACATTACGTCGCAACTGCCGGAAAACGGCACCGAGCCGATCGAAATTGAGATCCACTCCGAAGGCGGTAGCGTGATCGAAGGCTTCGCGGCATACGACGCGATCGCGGCCTACCAGGGACCAAAAAAGGTTTCGGTTAAGTCGTCTGCGTTTTCGATCGCTTCATTCATTGCGATGGCTGGCGATGAAATCGAGATCACGCCGAACGGATATTTGATGATTCATCGGCCTTACCTTGGCACGGAAGGCGACGACGAAGAGTTAGCGAACGAAGCCGAATTGCTTCGCGACATGCGTCAAAAAATGACCGCGGCCTACGCCAGGAAAAGCGGGCTAAGCGAAGAGGCAATCGGCGAAATGATGAAGCGAGACACGTACTTAAACGCCGAAAAGGCGTTGTCGCTTGGCTTCGTCAATCGGATCACCGACAAACCAATTTCGGGTCGACCGCTGGCCCGTATGGAATCAATGCCGCACGGTGTTGTTTTGGCGTTATGTAGCGCCAAGCCAAGCGGCGAAGAACCGAGCAAGGCTAAGGAGAAATCTATGTCCGACGCTCAACCAGTCGCCGCAACTCTCGAAGAAATCGAAGCGGCTTATCCGAAGGCCAAGCCGGATTTTGTCTTGGCTTGCCTCAAGAAGCGAATGCCGATGGCCAGTGTGGCAACGGCAGCCGTCGAAGAAATGATGCGGGAGAACGCGGAGCTAAAGGCTCAAATCGCAGCGATGCAGGAAGAGATGGGCAAGGCGAAATCCGTCGAACATGGCGACATGGAGACGGAAGAAAAAGAGGAAATGCAAGAGATGGCACAAGCCAAGGCGAAAGGCGTCAAGCCGATTGCCAAAGCTAAGTCAACCGAAGGCATTTCTGCCCGTGCCCGATGGGACGAGGCAGTTGCTTCGGCCTTGGGCAAATGTCGCAACGATCGCCGAAAGGCGGTGGCACTTGCCAGACGCGAAAACCCTGGACTCGCCGAAGCTCTAGTCGCCGAAGCCAATGTCCGCTGATTACACCACAAGCCAAAAAAGGAACTGAAACATGAGTCAGTATGTTGACGGAAACCTACGCGGTTTCATCGCAGACGAAGCGATCGCACAGCACCTTCGGGTAAAGCTTGACAGTGACGGCCGCGTCACCGTCGCGGGATTGACCGACCGCGACATCGGAACGGCAGAGACGGCCGCTTATGCCGCTGGCGATCCAATCACCGTTCGGCTTCGGACGGCAGCAGGGACCGCGAAGATGGTTTCGATTGAAGCCGTGACCGTTGGGTCACTGGTTTACACCGAGGCCAACGGCAAGGTTCAAGACACCGCGGCATCGACGGCTTTCCTCATCGGCACGGCACTGGAAAGTGCAAGCGGTGACGGATCGGTGATCGAAGTGCTTCGGTACAGCCACGGCGATACCGCTGTTACCTGATCGGCTTTTCACACAACACAAAGGAGAATTGAAACATGGCATCACCTATCACCAGTTTGGCAACCCTTCGACCCGACCTCGCATCGTATTTCGAATACGATTTGGAGGCCGACCGTTCGGGCTACGTCGCGGCGCGAGTGCTTCCGGTTATGGAAGTGCGGAGCGCCGCCGGCAACTTCGGGAAGGTCAAGCTTGAAGACCTTCTGCAAAAACGGGACACCTTGCGGACGTCCGGCAGTGCTTACAACCGCGGAAACTTCCAATTCGACGACGCGGTCTACGCGACGCGCGAACAGGGGGCAGAAGAGGTTGTGGACGACAACGAAGCCCAAATGTATGCGGATTACTTCGACCTGGAGCAAGTCTGCACGGCAAGGGCCTATTCTGCCGTACTTCGCAGTGCCGAGCAGCGGGTTGCAAGTGCGATCTTCAACGCGACGACGTGGAACGGCTCCAGTCTAACGACCGCGATCACGAACGAGTGGGACACCAACCACACGACAAACGCGGTTCCGATCAATGACGTTGAGGCCGCGGTAAACAAAGTCTATGACGCCTCGGGCTTGTGGCCCAATGCGTTAATTATCAACCGCAAGGTTTTTCGGAACCTTCGAAACCTCGATCAGATTATCGAGCGGATCGAAAGTGCCGGGGCTGGCAACGCAAGCAAGCCTAGCGACATCACCGCCGAGATGCTGGCGAGGGTGTTCGATCTAGACTTCGTGATCATCGCCGGGTCGTCGAAGAATGGAGCGGATGAAGGGCTGACCGCAACGCCGGAGCAAATCTGGTCTAGCGAGTACGCGATGGTTTGCAAAGTCGCGACGGGCAACGACATGCGAGAGCCTTGCATTGGTCGCACTTTCCACTGGTCCGCAGATGGATCGTCCATCGGCGGCACGGTCGAGAGCTACCGCGAAGAAGGCGTCCGCGGCAACGTGATCCGAGTTCGGCACCAAGTCGCCGAAGTCGTGTTGCACGCCGAAGCGGGCCACCTCCTTAGTAACGTGACCACGCTCTAAGGTTTGAAATGGCAACGGTTTTCGATTCTCACTTCGCCTCAGTGGGGTTCCCCGCATTGCTTGAGCAGTTCGGGGAGTCGATTACCTACTTGCCACGCAGCGGGGGGGCGAGGCCGATTACCGCCATCATCGACCGCGATCCCCCCGCCGTTTTGGATGCCACCGGAAATAGTCTTTTTCCGTTGGCGAACATTCGGGTTTACAACTCTTGCCGATCGGGCATTTCATCGAAAGAACTCGACAGCGGCAAGGACGAAATCGAGATGCTAATCAGGATCGGTGACACGATACCGAAGCGGGTTAGCATCATGCAGATGACCGCACAAGATAGCGGCGTAACGGCCTTTTCGGTGGTGTAATGAGCGAACCAATAGTCGAGCAAATCATGACGAACGTTAGGACGCGGCTAGCGGCCTACACGTCGGCGTATCGCTCGCCGAAGATCGCATCATGGCAACCGAAGGACTTGACGATCGCGATCTACCAAGGCGACATCACACGCAACGAGGAAATGAGCTGTCCGGGCAACCCGCCGGCACAGGCTTGGGACTTATTGGCAATCGTGGCAGGGATCGTCAAGCCAAGCGACGACGACACGACGCCAGTCGATCGATACAAGAATCGGTTTTGGGCAGAGATCGTCAAAGCAGCAACCAACGCAAATCAGTGGCACACCTGGGGCGGGCTGGCCTATGACACCGTAATCGGCGACGTGAGGGACTACACCAGCGACGATGGCTCAGCATCGGGCATATCGGTCGAGATGCTTATCAGATTTCGAACCGACGAAGACGACCCATATGTCGGGAGGGCGTGAAGATGATCGCCCTGTCGATTACCGCAAAAAAGGAAAAGCAGCTTTCCAAATTATTGAAAGACAACGGCAAAAAGGTCCGTCAGCAAATTGCGATTGCGGTCAACGCGACGACAAAAAAAACAGTATCGACATGGGCAAAGTCAATTGGCAATGAAATTGCGACCGCACAAAAAAACATCAAGGCAACTATCGAGATCAGTAAGAAAGCTTCGGCAAGCCAAGGCAAATCGCCAACGGCAGTAGTAACGCAGAAAGAGACCGACAGAATATCGCTTCGCGACTTTAAAGGGCGGCAGGGTGCGACCGGCGTAAGTTACAGAATTAAAAAAAGCGGCGGACGTGGTTTCGTTCAAAGCGCTTTTCAGGGGCCGAGGCCAGGAAAAGTAAGCCCAAAATGGAAGGGGCGAGTTTTTAAGCGAGTCGGCAAAGCACGAACGCCAATCATTCAGCTTTTTGGCCCGAGCCCGTGGGGCGTGACAACTAAAAAGAAATTGAAAAAGCCGATAACTAAAGAAACTAAAGCCGAGTTGGTAAAGCAAATCGAGCGGCGTATCCGGTTCCTAAAACTCAAGCAAAGCGGAGCAATATAAATGCCAATGATCAAACGCCGTCGCGTTCTGGCTGCGAAAATCGAATCGACAATCGGAACCGCTGAGACGCTTGCCGCTGCGGATGCCGCGTTCAACATTTACGAACCGATGATCCAATGCACGGTTGAGATGGAGCAGCGACAGGGCCAAGGCGGCTTTGGAATGCTGCCATCGGTAGCCGGTGGCCGAATCGGAGTTGCGACTTTCCGCACTTACTTAGAGTGGGACGGTACGGCAACCGAGCCCTCTTGGGCCGATACGTTCTTCCCGGCTTGCGGTTGGGTAAAAACGGGTCAGGTATACACGCCACGAACGGAGGCTCCAGGGGCGAACGTTAAGACGTTGACTATCGGCCTCTACCAGCACGACGGATCGAGCGGAACCGTTTTCAAATCGATCAGCGGTGCGGTGGGATCTTTCGTCGTCAACTTGCTGACTGGACGGCCCAGTTTTATCGACTGGACATTCACCGGAGTTTGGCAGGAACCAACGAACGAAACGCTAATCACACCGACCTACCCGACGGCTTTGCCGCTTCGATTTGCGGGCGGGCTGGCCGAATGGAACGACGTCAATTTGTGTATCGAGTCGGCGACGATCAACAGCGGTAACGAGGTAATCATGCGGGAGTGCCCGACTACGGTCGCGGGCTACATTTCTGCATTCATCACCAACCGAGTGCCGACGATCAGCGTCAACCCGGAAGCGGCGACAATCGCCGCACAGAACCGCTGGTCGGCATGGCTTGCAAGTACCGAGCAGGCTTTGGAATTAGACGTCGACGGACCAACCAATTCGGTTCTAAGCTTCGATGCGCCAAAGGCTCAAATCATCAACAACCAAGAGGCCGACCGAAACGGCATGGTGACAGATGACATCGAGTTCCAATGCAACAAAAACGGCGCAACTCACGACCAAGAACTATCAATTACCTTCACAGCGTCAACGTAATGCCAAGCAGATTAAAAGCAGGCGGGACATTCCCGTATATCCTCGAAGCGGATCGCGGCGACGGGCCAGATCCGCAGTTTTCTATTCAGGTGCTTAGTGCATTTGATGACGGTGAAATCGCGTCAATCCGAGCCGAGTACATCGCGGCAACCGGACAGCCGGCAAAGCGGGCGGAGCTATTGTCGCGAGCCTTGTCAATTTCTGTTAGCGGCTGCCATATAGCGGGCTGGTCGGTCGATTCGCTTACGAAAAACTTAACGTCGCTGGAATCTTGGGAGCTAATCAACGCAGCAACAGAGGGGGCGTCGTTGACGGCAGATCAAAGAAAAAAGTACGTGTTGCCGTCGCCATCCGAAACGGATTGCTCTGCCGAAACTGCCGATCGGGAAACTGTTTCGAGCAAATAAGCGAAACGGAATACGTCGAAGTAGAGTGCCCGTGCTGTGGTGGCGTTGGGTGCAAGGAATGCGAAGGCGGCAACTTTAGGCTAACTACTTGCGGTCATAAGTACGTGGGCGGCGAAATCATTAAAGCAATCAACCTAGCGTCTCTGGCAGATCGACACTTGCCATCGGCTGGCGGATTGCTCGATCAGTCGGCGTGGTTCCTCGATTTGCTGACCATGTTTCAAGGCGAGCAGAACCGAATCGACGCAGAACGCATAGAGAGGGCAAGCCGTGGCCGGTGACATCGACATCGTAGTTGGAGCACAGGATAAAGCCTCGGCGGTTATCAATTCGGTAGCCGGGCAAGTCGGCAGCGTCGGCACGACGATCACTAAGTTCATCAACCCACTGACCGTTAGCCTTGCGGGTGCGGCGGCTGGCTTTCTAGCCGTTGGCAAATCGATCGGAGCGGTATCCGAGGCCGCTAACCGCATTGACGCACTGACAGACACAGCGGCCGGATTAGGGGCAACGGTTGGCGATCTACAGGCGTTCCAATTCGCGATGGGCGAAGCTGGCAACGTCAGTGCCGAAAAGTCGATCCAGTCGCTACAGAAACTGCAAAAGGCGGTCGGCGAAATCGCAACGGGCGGCAATGCGAAGGCGGGCGAAGTCTTTCAAAAGTTAGGACTTGATGCGGCGAAGCTATCGACGGCGGGACCGGTTCAGCAGTTTGAGGCGGTGCGGATCGCGCTAAGTAAGATCGAAAACGTTTCAGAGCGAGCGGCAACCGCCCAAAAGATTTTCGGCAAGGCGGCCGCTGATTTAGCGCCGGCCCTGCTTGCTCAGTCTGGCGAGTTCGAAGCGTCTATGCAAGCAGCCGCCGACCTTGGAGCGGTGGTCAGCGAGGAAGGCGCGGCGGGAATTGCGGCGATGAACGATGCTGTTGGTCGGGTCTCGCTAGGCTTTGAGGGAATGGCCAATACGGTTGCGTCCGCAGTCGCCCCGCTTGTCGAGACGATTGCGACAACGATAGCAGGGTGGCTTCCGCCAGTGCTTGAGATTGCCAACCAGTGGCTACCGACCATTGTCGATTCGGCGGCGGCTTTGGTTGGCTTTGGTGTCGATTTTTACAACACGATGTACAAGGTTGTAACGCTCGATTTTACTGGAGCGATGAAAACGGCGGCTAGCGCGGTTGGCGACGAAGGAACCGCCGCTCAGCTTCTCTTAAAGGTTCAAGAGGCACGGAATCGGGCGG